TTACAAAGATTTCAGGAAGTAAGTCAGGCCAGCCAGCGCCCATCTCACGGGGAACTGACGTCTCAGCGACCTTGGCATGCCGCCCATCCTCGCAAACCAGAGTCTCCGGTACAGGGCCAGGTAGTGGGCGATGGCCCCCAGAACGAAGGCCGCGCTCTCGTGGTCATCCAGGTAGTTTCGCACCGCAAACACCACCGTGTAGCACAACACGACCCTGAGACGCGACCAGTAGTCGTAGTGGTCGTCGTACACGGCGCGCAGGACGCTGATGATGAGCTGCACGTGCGCGTGCTTGCCCCCGATATCCGCCGTCTTGCAGGCCAGCTCCGCGTACAGCTTCTTGTCCTTCTTCAGGGACGCCTTAATCAGCCGGCACAGGACCATGGCTGGCAGAGGCAGGCCCGTCTCATCCTGGGTGAACACCGCGTACATTGCCCTGAACATGAGGTAGCTGGACTCCGCCACCTTGTCGTCCGGAGGCGATGGCGCGACCCACGCCTCTACTGGGGTCCTCACAAACACGGAATCTGTAGACTTGGCCGGCCTCAT